GTTACATACACTGGTTCATCTAATTATGATGATGGTTGGGAACCAGTGGGTTCGCAAGATACTGACAGAACAGGATTCAAATACAGACAAATAATAAACTATTCATATTTGGCAGGTGGATATAAGTCAGGTTCACCTTGGAAGAATGTACATAAAACAATTAACGCAACCGACCAAACATCTCACTTAGGTGAGTTATTAGATTACCCTGCAAACTATACCTCAGGGGCGTGTAGTAAAACTAAATTATTTCTTATGGTCAACAAATACGGATGGTGGTCATAAAGGCGCAACTAACAATACACTCAACACACACATCAGGTATTGATATGGTGAATGAAACAACATACGCCCACCAATCTAAGTGGGATTTATTAAATGCGAGGGATGATTGCGGAACCCTGTTTAAGGAAACGGAGTTTGCGTATGTTTTTGGTGGATCGGTAGCAACAGTAGAGAAATTCAATTTAACAAATGAGACAATGTATACCACTTATTATCCTGGTGGGTCACCATATGTAACAACAACATTCATCCATTACGAGTACATTAGGTTCATCAGGATTCTCTGATGAAAATTATGGTTACGGGTACGGTTCTGAAAGTGGAAACAAATGTCACTTTGCTACTGATGTGTTCGAGACAAGGGCATCCTCATGGGCGTCTAGTGGACAACAGAAAGGGATAAGTTCTAAGGTTGGTAAAGGGTATTGTGGAAATGAAGGTACATATAATGGGGGTTACAATTTGAGAAGGTGGGACGTCTTTACTGAAACCAATATAGGTAATGTACCTAAACCCCATGCAAAATTGTGGAGAAGAGAACTTCACATTAGGACAAGACCATCAATACATGTTAGCAACATACGATGGTACAGGTCAAACAAATACAAGTTGGAAATTCTCATATACGACAGATACGGGTACGGTAAATCCTGCAGGGTTAGCACCAGGTGTTAACGCAGGTGCATCATCAGGACATTGTGGTTGGAGAAATTAACTATTTATAGATATGATATTTGAAAATTTAGAAATTAGTGGGTCGTTAAGAGGACAAGGACCTAACAAGACCACCCTCAGGTTTGCAAAGGCGGATAGACCTTCCTCACCAGAAAAAGGGTCCCTATGTTCTTAGAAATGACGACCTCGGGTAGTTTTTGACAATAGTTTCTCTGATGGTTTACACGGGTAACGGAAACGATGGTGGATGGGAGAGAATTGCGAATCAAAGTAATTTTGGTAAAACGAGTTTCAGGTACAATCAGATAATAAACTACTCATATCTGGCGGGAGGGTATAAATCCTCAGTTCACCTTGGAAGAACGTACACAAGACGGTAAACTCTACAGATCAGACAACACACTTGGGTGAGTTGTTGGATTATCCTGCATCATATACTTCAGGAGCGTGTAGTAGAACTATTTTCTACGTATGGTCTGTTAATAATGATGGTGCATGGAAGAGTGCGAGTAATGTACATGGTACATATACATCTGCGATAAATATGGTAACCGACACCAACTATGCACATACTGCGGCGATGGATACTAACTATAGCAAGAAGTGATTTAGGTACGATGCATAAGGAAACAGAAATGGCATATCTTTTTAGTGGTGGTTCAGTGCCACTGTTGAGTTATTTAATTTAACCACGGAATCTTTACATACCGCATATACATTAACAACAATAAACGGTAGTGACGGTGGTTCCGCATTTTCAGATGAACTTCATGGTTATGGTTGGACTTCAAGTGCTGGTGTTTAAACTAAACTTCGCAACTGAAACATTTGCAACCTCGGATCGTTGGGGGTAATCACTCACAACAGAAAGGGATTAGTTCTAAAGTTGGTAAAGGTTATGCCGGTAATGAAGGTTCATATAGTGGAGGTTACAACTTGAGAAGATGGAGTAATCAAACAGACACAAATATTGGTAACGTCGTGAAACCTGACGGAAATTGTGGTGAAGAAAACTTTACTATGGGTCAGGATTGGCAAGTATATGTTAGGTAATTATAATGGTTTACAAAATAATAATTCGTGGAAATTCACGTACGCAACAGACACAGGAACTACAAGTGTTACAGGTTTAAATCCCGCGGTAAACCCGGGGACTTCCTCTGGACATTGTGGTTGGAGAGAATAAAATAAAAAGAATATGATATACGAAAATATGTCCGTTAGTGGTTCACTTAAAGTGGACAGAGTCACTGCAAGACCACCAAAAGGTGTTAAGTCACAGAGACCGTCGAACCCATTATCTGGTTCTCTATTCTTAGAAGAATCATCCGAACACACAAGTTACCTTATGGTTTATACTGGTGTTTCAAATATAGAAAATGGTTGGGAACGAATATCGGCACAACAGAATGAAGGAACTAACTTTAAGTACAGACAAATAATTAATTATTCGTATATGGCTGGTGGATACAAATCAAGTTCACCTTGGAAGAATGTACACAAGGCAACCAACGCAACCGATCAGACAACTCACATTGGTGAGTTATTAGATTACCCTGCAAACTATACTTCAGGTGCGTGTAGTAAATCTATATTTTTATATGTGGTCCGTAAACACCGATAGTGCACACAAAGGACCAACAACCCTACATAGTAACACAACTTCGGCGGTTAACATGATGACCGATACTAATTATGCACACCAATCTAACCACGACTTACAATATAGTAGGTCCGATTGTGGAACCATGTGGAAAGAACATGAGTTTGCTTGGATTTTTGCGGGTAACAGAACTGAGGTAGATAAATTTAATTTAAGTAATGAAACGACAATAACAAACTACGGGGTAACCTCGATAAGTAGTAGTGGTGGAGCGAGTTCTTTTTGTAATGAAACCCATGGATATGGATGGAGTACAAGTAGTATAAAAATGGAATTCTCTACGGAGACTATATCAAGTTCATCAAGTTCATGGTCAGCACGGACAACAAAAAGGTATTGCGTCTAAAGTTGGTAAGGGTTATGCCGGTAATGAGGGATCTTACCAAGGTGGTTACAATTTGAGAAGATGGGATACATCTACAGATACCAATATTGGTAATGTTTCTAAGTTAAGATCTAATTGTGGTGAAGAGAATTTCGCAATGGGACAGGATTGGCAATACATGTTAGGTTGTTATGGTAGTAGTCTTCAAAATAACGATAGTTGGAAGATGTATTATCAAACAGACACAGGTGTTTTAAATCCGGCGGGTCTCCCACCAGCAGTGAATGCGGGGTACATCTTCAGGTCATTGTGGTTGGAGAGAATAATACCATTTTACACTTTATTTAATACTTTTTTTATACTTATATTATAGTAAAATTTTATTATATGCAAGACTTTAAATACGAAAGAGATGGGTGCAAACTCTAAACTCATAGAAATAGCGGAACAGGTGTCGTTCGCACTACCAAGATATAAGGCAGAAACTTTTGTTGGGGGAGCACAAATAACCCCATATGGCAAAACTAAAACAGTGGTTACTCGAACTTAGAGGTCGTGAAGATGCGGTGGAACATTTAGAGTACACTGTACAAAAACAAGATTTAGAAATACAGATACAAGAGGAGAGTAAAGAATTTCTTACTGATCCGAAAAGAAAACAATTGGTTGATCTTAATATTGCCGATATGAGGATTGATCTTAGAAAGTTTAAAAGAAACCTAAAGGACCGCATATATCGAGAGACAAGGGTTTGTTGATCTAATAAAAGATTTCTTAGATACCGATGACGCCAAACTACCTGACGGATCTAACTTAATAGATGTCATTGGTAATAAAGATTTAGAAGATAAATTTGAACATGAGTATTGGACAGTCAGAATGGCAAAACAAGCCATGTTAGATATGATATCGTATGGTAGAGTGGGTACAGGTAATTTAGACTCTATTTTAATGATGTCGGGCCGAACAACAGAAACAAGTTTTATCACTTGCTTCCTCTTACACAGTATTTATAGATAAGAACATTAATCAACTAATGTCTAACGCGACCACAAATAGTTTCTCAATCGAAGAATCGTTGAGAAATCAACTTAAGTTGGGTAAGGCAGATAAACCTGATACTGAAAAACTTTTATAATGAGACATATTATTTTTAAAATAAACTGGTGAAATACCTGGATACATCAGAGTTGTTGGATCCTACATGAATTATTACTACGGTCGTATTGAAGATATATATGATGACATGAGATTAGATTTGGATAAGTTTAATGCGTCTGTCATAACTGAGGACGTTGGAAAAGGTTTTATTTTTGCGGACATATATAAAAGTTATGTAAGTATAAGAACAAATTCATCAATGATGGATGATGGTACCTGTTTTAGCTGAGTCTTCAGAAACTGAAGAAGAAAAAGTTAAATACACACTTACAGATGAGGACAAACAATTGGGTGTTGATTTTAATAAGGCGGTTCTTCTAAAGGTTATTGCAGATAGATTCTTTACGAGGTATAAAGATCTTATGGTTGATGCATCTGATTTAGAGAAAGATACGTGGGAGGAACAGAAGAGAGAGGCGTTCGCATATCAAGAGAACAGTAACTACTCGACACCTGTGATAGACATACTTTCAAGTGGTAGGGGTATCGACAAACAGGTATTGGTGGATAAGATTATATCTAATGTTACGACATATAACACAAAATTAGCAACACTACTTCTTGAACAACAACTTTTAGAAACAAAAGTTAAAAATTGTAACACTATAGCGGATTGTCACAGAGTAAGACATGAGAAATTTGGTGTAGGTATGAGTAGACAACAAAAGATTGATGAGGAAATTGAGACAACCCCACTGACACTGAAGATAGATTTCTAAAAATAACTAAATGAATTTAGCAATAAATGGTACATGTGCTAAAGGTTGTTCGTTCTGTTTTACAAAAGAAGATGCAAGACTAAAACACACTCTTGGTGAAATGTCAATAGAAAAGGTTGGTGAACTACTTGACCACTTTGACGTAAAAGGTTCTAGAGAAGAGGTTACCATTTTAGGTGGTGAACCGACACAACATTCAAACTTTATTGGACTAATGGATTATATAATCTCTAGAGGTTATAAAGTTAATCTTGTAAGTAACTTATTATTTGGTAAGAGAACATTAGATTACATAACCACTAATATAAGACATATTCAATGGGTCCTACCTAATGGTGCGGAGTTAGATGAAAAGAATAGATTAAATCTATTTAAAAAGAATTATCTATCACTCTACACGGCGTATGCCAATACGTGGGGTTTTGAAGAAAATCCAAGATTATTCATTGCACTAACACTATCGTCAGATTGGGAAGAAAGAAAAATGTATGATTACATAAAGTGGTTGTACCATGCGTTAGATGGTAAACTAAATGCAATAAGGTTAGGTTTAGATCTAACCGGTACCTATCTAATTAATAATAAGGAGATGGGTAAGGAGGTTACCAAGATACTTAAATTTGGGATGTACAACAATATAAGGGTTACATCTGATTGTCAAGTACCACCATGTTTATGGGAGGGTAAAACAAAAGAATCAATTATACAAAACTCATTCGACTTCGCTACTTTTAAAGTAAAAGGGTACGATAAGATATGTGGGTTTATGCCATTAGATATTTTTCCTGATGGTTCATCTATTCATTGTTATCCTTTACAAGATAAAGTTAAGATAGATAATGTATTGAAAATTTCAGGAGAAAATAATATATTAACTCTAAGAGATGAGTTCGATGACCTTTATAGAGATAATCATAAAAATTATAAAATACCACAAGACTGTTTAGATTGTGTTTTTTACAAGACTGAATGTAATGGAATATGTGGGGGATGTTTAGAGAATGAGTAAGATTTTTTCAATACCGTTAAATCCAATGTTAAGTGAACAAGCGTTCACACATGTGTTCTATCCTTTTTTAAAGGAACATAAGGATTGGATTTATGATATATATTTCACGTGTAGGATACCCCCATTTACTCAAGACGCAATGGGGTCAATCATAGATGATAATGATAGAAACTCTGTTTTTGAAAACGCAATGATGATACAAGAATCGTTGGGAATAAAAGTAAGTGCGACCTTTAATAACTTCAACGTATCACCAAAACATGAAAACTATAAACTCTTTATTGATAATTTAAAACCTCTTTATGAGAAAGGGTTAAGGTCTATGACAATTCCTCATGGTCATTGGGTTGCTATGGGTCTAAAGGATCATTTTCCTGAGATGCATATTAAAAATACTATACTTAGGAAGGTTAATACCGCACAAGATTTTTGGTATTCCGCCGAACAAGGTTTTGATTATATTAATGTGGACAGAATACTAATGAGGGATGTGGAAGAATTGAAAAATATTAGAAGGGCACAACTGATGTTTCAACAGAAACACGGTAGGTATATTGAAATTGCATTACTAACTAATGAAGGTTGTTTAGGTAGGTGTCCCGTTATGGATGAACACTACTCATACAATAACTTAAGAAAACCAAACGAATTACCATACTTTCACCATGAAATATCTAAAGTAACTTGTGAACACAAATGGGAAGACGAGGTTGATGCATTCTTTTTTAAAACCGCAACAATTCCTCCATTCAAAGAGGAGTTCAATGAATACCTGAACCATGTTGACGTTTTTAAAATGCATGGTAGAGATAGTTTTGATAGACTTAACGAAACCATGGAAATTATTGAGTCATATTCCAAAGGTAAAGAGGTATTGTCGTCATCCTCTAAAACATATTTAGATGGTGTACCATACGAAGAGTTGAGAGGGTGGAGAAAGAAAATTAAGAAATGTAAATTTCAGTGTTGGGATTGTAACTACTGTGATATAGTGTCGGAACACAAAAAAAGAAAACTTAATGGATCTAATTAAACACATAGACGACTCAATTAGGTGGGGTGAAAGAGAAGTATCTAAACTTAACCAAGATGTATTGAATATTCACGGAATTACAAGTAACAAAGTAAGATCGTTACTCAACAACATATGTTCAATAGAGGGGACGTATTTAGAGGTTGGTGTTTTTAGAGGTGCAACGTTCTGTTCCGCCATTTATAATAATGATAAACTACACGCTATAGGTATTGATAACTTCGCATCACCTAACTTAATGCCGATGGGTGTTAGTCAAAAATTGGCATCGTACTTAAAACAAGGGTTAGATGTAACACCACAGGAAAACTTCATAGATAATGTTAAGCGGTTTGGGGATCCCGATAGGTTGGATATATACAAAACAGATTATACAACCTTTGATTATTCCCAACTACCTAAATTAGATATTGTTTTTTATGATGGGGACACTAAGTTTCACGATCAGTATGTTACACTTAAAAAATTAATCCCTCAATTCTCAGACAAGACAATACTGATAATGGACGATTGGAATTGGGATAGTGGCGCACTTTATAGAATCATAGACGAGGAAAAATTGTTTGTATCACATCAAAAAGAAATCTTTACAAAGGGTGAAGATATGGAAGATTTTTGGAACGGAATTGGTATATTTCTTATAGAAAAATAGTTGACTTTTATTTATATTTTATCTAAATTAAAATCTATGAGAAAGTTTATTTTTTACATAGTAATCACACTACTATTTTGTAATGTAGGATACTCTCAAACCAAAGTAGATACACTAAAAGTAAAGACTTTAGATGAGGTTGTCGTGGTTGCAGGAACTAACTACCAAGTTAGACAAGTATATATCGAACCTAAGATATATGAAAGGTCAATACAATTACAACAGACAAGTCCGGGTCAACTAAGTCCTTTCTTAGGTGGATTCACAGGTAACCAAGTCGATCAAGTCATAAACGATATAAGGTTTAATAGTGCATTATTCAGAACGGGACCTAATCAATACTTTGGGTGGGTACCTATGAATTTCACTAAGAGAATAAGGATTAGTGATGGAGGTAATATAGGTGGTACAATTAATAGAGAGTTAGGTATCGACTCATCATCAATAAAACTATCTTATGATGGTGGTGTAAATGGAACAACTAATTATATTTCTTACAAAGAAGGTAAGTTTGGTATTGCGGTTAATAGCATTATAAACGATAATGTAAGGTCTGTGGGTGGTGAGATACCACACAGTTCTTATAATCAGAATTCATTAATCACTGAGTATCAATGGTCTAATAAAAATAAAACTACTTTTCTCTTCACCCAATCCAACGATTTAGAGAGAACCGATAAATGGAATGGTGGTGAAAGAATAAATGGTTTCCAAGATCCTAAAATCTATACGTGGGAATTACAGAGATATATTTTACTTAATCATAAGTACGATTATAAGGATCTAAAAGTAAACTTTGCATATCAAAACTTCTCAGAAAATATACTCAACAAAACAACAAGAATAAAAAGTAGATTAAATTCGTTCACTATAAATGGTGAATATATGGTTAGTGATAATCTTGAACTATATACATCTAATGTAATTGAACATATTGATTACCAAACTGAAGGTGTTGATTATGTCCCTAATGACCTTTACAAAACATTCAAACAAGGACTTAGGTGGGATATAAAACTTAAAGGGTTTAATGTGTTTGTAAGTGGTGGATACAAGACAGTAAAGATTACAGATATTGAACCATTCAGTGGATTCGAAAGTTCCTTGATTATAGGTAAGAAGGGTTTCTTTGGAAGTTATGTAAGGTCTTTAAATGCACCTAGCTACCTTATGGTAAAACAATCTATTACAACGGGTAAGGCCGAGCAACTACCTAATCCTGATCTTAAACAGGAAAACTCAGACTCATATAGGGTTGGATATAAGAATAGGGGTTTCTATGTGGACTTTAATTATAGATTATTGAATGATGCAATAAGTACCATATTCATTAATTCAGATACCATCCAAACAGTAAATCAAGGTAAAATAAAAGTATGGTCATCAAATGTGGGGTTTAATAAAGATAACCTACTTAATAAGGGTATTAGTCTTAAGTCTAGGTTAGAATATGTTTATGGTAAAACATCGACAGATGAACCAATCAACAAAGTTTCTCCATTTAGAACCTACGTTAAAATAAGTAAGGATAATTTGTGGGTAGATTGGTCATTTCAAATTAAAGACGATGAACTATCTGAAAACGATTTGAATGATGTTAGACAGTATGCCCACAACAAGGGAGTGAACATAATCTCTGTAGGTTATGACCATACGTTATTTAAACATAAAAATAATCCTATTAATTTGGGAGTATCCGTTTATAATATTCTAAATAATGAAAGTAGAATAACCGGATCATCAACAGACTTACCTAAGAGGTCTGTGTTGTTCAATTTAAAAATGAATTTATGATAGATGTAATATTAAATAACCAACATTTCCTTATATACCTTTCATTTATAATGGTTATAACGGGTATTTTAAAAGAGAAAGGGTATTTGGTAGATGTATTTAGTTTAATACTAAAAACAGTTAAATCCAAGAAGGTCGTCTTATTTTTAATATCTTTATTTGGTGGGGTATTACCCATACCTGGTAGGGTTGCGGTTTCAGCGGGTATACTCGACACCGTTGCACCCAAAGATAAACAAGGGAGAGAAAATTACGGAATAATTGACTATCTATCAACACACCATTATTACATATGGTCACCATTAGAAAAAACAGTCATAATACCTATGGCCATTTTAGGTGTTACGTATGGTGAATTAATGGGTATGGTGTATCCATTACTTATAATATCTATACTTGTAATAGGTGTATACATTTACAAATTCCAAGACGGAAACATTGAAATACCAAAACATCATCAGGTCAATTATAAGAACATATATTCAATATTCCTACCCTTCATACTAACATTAGTATTGGCGGGTCTAACGGATCGTTATTTACCTTTATTTTGTGGATTCACCCTTTACTTAGTAAGTTACTCCAATTCGTGGGGTAAATTATTAAAACACGTTAGATGGAGATTAGTTTTAAGTGTGGGTATTGTGATTATTGTTTCTAATCTTATTTCATTATATGGTAATGAAATAAAGACTAATTTAGGAGGGGTTACATCCGACCATAATATACTCTTAGTTGGTACGTTATGTTTTATCGGTTCTTTTCTATTAGGGTCATCGGGGAAGTACGCAGGGATAGTTTCATTAGTGACCTCCATTATGGGAATACAATATTTTCTATTCTTATTTACCATGTGTTATTCAGGTTACCTTTTATCTCCAACACACAAATGTATATATATTGGACAACAGTATTTTGGTACTCCAATTAAAAAATATTTATTATCCATTTCGGTTTGGGTAATAATTATGATAGTCTATAGTTCTTTAGACTTGACTTTTACAATTAAATAAACTATATTTCTAAAAAATAACATTATGTCAACAAAGTTAACAATCGATCAAATCCTACAATTGGACGCAGAAATAAATGGGTATACTAATCCTCAAAACGGTGAAGTAATCTATGAAGGTTTTGCAGCACAACCACTATCAATCTTATTGAAGTATGAACTTAGAGAACTCTCTCAGAAATTAAAAGATGAAAGAGGTAAAGTTGATGAACTAAGAAACGAACTAATTGAAAAGTTTGGTGAGAAAACAGAAGAAGGTGGTGTACAAATAACACCAACAATAGAAAAAAAGAAAGGGAAGAAAACTGAAACGGTTAAAAATCCTAAGTATGTAGAATTCTTAAATGAATATAATAAGTTACTTACTAAAGAGATAGAATTGGATCACCCAGTAATCACTAAGGACGACCTTAAAGATGCAGGTAAAACAAAAGACCAATACAATATCTTATTTAATTTAGTGGGGTAGTTTAAACCTTCTTTTTAATTATGATTTTCAAATTTCCGATTTGATATTCTCCTACATCGTAGTGTGGAATTGATAATCGGATTTTGTTTATTATATGAAGATCTTCCTCGTTCATTAATTCGGTCTCAATAATCATCACGTCTACAACATCACATAATAAAAATTTAGATCTTAAATCGTAATTAGTATTAGGTTGTTCATTCGCAATATATTCGGTGGGTGCGGTACCACCTAAATACAATTTATCAAAATAAGGTTCCAACTTATATAGGTGTTTGTCACTCCTCAATTCGATACCCATATTAAACGTTGGGTAATTAAAAATTTCATCTTCCCAATAATACAGTTCGTTGAATGTCGGTATTGTGATACCCCATTTACGTATAAAGTTACGTATGTTTCTGTGTTCACTTAATTTACTTTCTTCAGACCTCAACACTCTACTTGTTTTAGAAACAAAATGATATACTACAGCACATTCTGTTGTTTTAAGTAAGTAACCTTTTAATTTGGCTCTAATAATGAAATCATCATCTTCACAGAAAAAAGGATCAAAAGTAAAACCATCAAATAAACCAACATCAATAAATGTTTTCTTATAACCCGACATAAAAAATGTACCCCCATTAACTAAGTCCTTTCTTTCCTTAACTTTGTCAACGTATTGGTCAAATAAGTGATAATTAAAATCGTTAAATCCTCTACCCAATTCTAATATAACTTTACCAGGTCTTTTATGTCCTTTAAAAATTGGGGGTTCGATAGTGGTATACGTGATAAGAGACTTTTCATCAATCAGTTCCGATAGATTCTCTAAAAAATTCTTACCGATCACCATATCATTATGAATCAAAACCAACTTATCGGTATCAACTAACTTTATGGCCGAATTATAATTGTCTGAGAAAGTTAATTGGTCGTCATCATGTATAAAGGAAAGGTTATCATCATCCAAAGATTGTAACCAATCTAATGTACCATCCGTAGAACCACCACTACTAATAACCATAGGTGCGTCAGGATAAATATCCCTAACCCTTTCATAGGTATTCTTAGTATAGTCTAAGTTATTAAAAACAGCAAGTACTAAAGATATGTCCATTATTTATTAGTATCATCAAATATTGAAATGAATAGTCGTTCGAAGATCCACGGACCTAATCCTACATCAACACACAATTCGTTAGCCCTTTTATAAAACTCTACACTTCTCATTCTGATTGTATCTCTACTAACCGCAAATATTGCACCAGCGGTAAATGGGTATAGTTCAAGGGGTGGGTCTTCAAATAGTTCTACCCAAACACCATTTATATCCATACCACCGTGATGTGGTAAACCATTTGGTTTTGAATGTATAACTCTTTTATAATGATGACTATTACTAAAAAATAGTGATTGATTAGGTTTTTCAAAAACCACCGATCTATTTGTGTTTGGAAACTCTTTTAAAACCTCTTTGTAATCTTTAACGTGATCAAATGGATGTCCTTGAGTAAATAATACCCATTCACCTAAATTATCATAATTTTTTATTATGTGAGTTAGATACGTGTTACCTTCTCGACCAACGTTAGGTAAATTAATCGAATCTTCAATAGGTTCCCCCTTATTATATAAAAAAATTCTATAATCAGAAAACTCTGATAACCAAGATATGTCCTCCTCATACCTACTTACAATTAAATCACCTTTGTAGTTCGTCATAATAATTATTTTGTCTTTCTTGTTTTTTAATATCTTTATGATGTATGAGTGAAAATGTTTCATCCTCAGGTAAGTTAGTATATGTGTTATAGTTTACTAACCTTTCATGTACTTTACCGTACCATCTTATCCTACTTTCTTTTTTCCATATTCTTGTCTGAGTGTCAGGAAAATTTACCCACCCTTTAGAGTTTACGTTCCAACCCCACTTTTTAATGTGATCGTCCGTCAAACCTTCAACAGTGTTTACTCTCGAAATTAAGAATACTTCGTTTTTAGGGTTCGACTCAAGTATCGTCGGTAGATAGTTAATTAAATTTAAATGAGGTATTTCATCCGCATCAATTTGAAAAATGTAATCACCATTACAATAATCTGAAAGTGTATTTTTCCACTCACCAAAATGACCATCGAAGAAACCTCTCCACATTTGAAAGTTAGGTAACTTATTATGTTTGACTAACCATTCCGATACTTCTTCGGAACCATTTTTCTGATCGTATAAAACAACTATTTCATCCTTAGGTCTTTTGGTCCTAAGTAGAAACTCAACGAGACGTTTTATTTCTTCGAATTCATTACAGACAGTTATTGCGTAACTAATTTTCATTTACAGAGTTTTTATGTAATCTTCTAATCTATCTTTAGGTGACCACCCCAATTTATCTAAAGTATCATCATTCTCTCTTTTAGTAGATCTATAATTACCTGGTTGGTCAGGGATATTGACTTTTGGATGATCACCGAATCTTTCAATAAACATATTGTAAACCTGATTTATTGAATAATTCATACCTGTCCCTAATTCCCACGCATCTTCATGTTTCTCATTACCTGTACCCACTTTATAAAGTGCCTCAACAATATCAATAACATGTGTGAAATCTCTTCTTTGTTCTCCATCACCAACTATTGTAATAGGTTCCCCGTTAGAAACCTGATGTCTCCATATACCTATCACTGCAGCCCACGTACCGTCCACTAATTCGTTTGGACCATATACGTTGTAAAATCTACAGATTTCAAAATCACAACCATAAGCGGTACGATACATCTTGAATATGTCTTCACCTGTACTTTTATATGTTGCGTATGGTGAGGTTTGAGGGTTACACCATCTTGAAGACGATCCCGCGTAAACAACTTTAATATTATTATCCTTAGCCCAATCTGCAACTAACTGACAACCACCCGCATTAACTCTAAATGTTTCTGTAGGATCGTCGAACGAGGGTTGTATCCTCGACAGTGCCGCTAAATGATAACATAGGTCGAAATCACCACCTACTAAATCGATTTGTTCAATATCATTGTAATGGTAATTACACCCATCTATTTCATATTCCTTTAGTCCCGTGGATAAATTATCAATTGAAGACACCTCATGTCCTTCACTCAGTAACCTACCAATTAGGTTGGAACCAATAAATCCATTCCCACCTGTTACTAATATTTTCATACTATTCTTCTATTTTTTTTAATTCAGGTAAAACCAATTTAGTTTTCTTCGGTTTAACCGCGTTTATTATTACTGATTTTAAAATATCTTTAAACTTGACTGTCGTTGATTCTAAAGAGAAGTTACTTTCATTATCTTCTTTAAGAAGTTTAGACTTTTCTAAGAACTCTTCATACTTGTCTTTCACAATTTTAAACACCTCAACAACTTCACCGTAATTACATGTAAACCATTTAGATTCTTTAAGTATGAAATCATCTGAGGCACTCTCATGTACGTTGGTTAACTTACCACCTAACATTATTGCCTTATCCATTGGCAGGAAATCTTTGTGACCCGACCAATTAGATGCAATTATCGGTTTACCCGTCATAGAAAATTCTAACAGGGGTCTTCCAAATCCTTCACCCTTTGTTAGAGTTACCATTGATTTTACCTTAGGGTGGTTATATAAGTCATTCATCTCATTATCGGTGAGTTGTCCAAACAATAAGTAAATTTTCGGTGGACTATTATAAGACGATGTAATCCTTTGTATTTTCTTTCTCATCACTTCCCTTTGTTTAATTGAGAAGTTAGCACTGGATGTCTTTAAAATTAATCCAGGAGAATCATCAACACCGTTAAACGAATCACAGAAACACTTAATTAACATACCTACGTCTTTCCTGTCTTGTCCGATGTCACCCTTTAACCAATGACCAACAAATAAGTAATTAAAATCATCTTCTAAGTCTAACTCTAAGTCTGATTCTTTCTCATAGTATATTGAAGTATCCACACCTTCATGAAGAACTTCTAAATCTACATTTATTTTATGTTGAGAGATTAACTTACCCGTTACTTTATCTGTTTCGTTATAGACGGTTTGTAGTAAAACATCTCTTGAGAAGGTGGATGTGGTTATAACCTTATCCATTCTATTTATCCCATCTATCCATTCCTTAGGTGCTGCGGTGGTTTCTATCCCCGCTGTGACACCAATATTATACTTACCTTTCCGTTGAAATTCATTAGGTACGGTCACTTGGATATACACGTCAGGTATGAAATCTAAACTACTTACAATGTTTTCCTCTATCCAAGTGTGAAATAAATTTACCTCGGGTTCTAAAGCAGTCATGGGGGTCTTACCCCAATTACAACTGTCAATGTATATGTCAAATGAGTCCATATCATATAAGGACTTTAACAAATCTCTTGAGTGAGAACCATAACCACTTAAGGTCTTAATTGGTCCTCTAAATAATAGTTTCTGTTTAATCATATAATTTTAAATAAACCTAATCTATTGGAAAATACTTATCCAATGTTGATAATTTATCGTCAGCATCTACCAGCATTGATAATGCCTCTTCTGCGTTTTTATAGAAGTCACCTGTTGAGTGATCTCCGATACCCGACCCTTTAGTTCCTAAAAGATCTAAAGTTAAGAGTGCCTTTGATTTCTCTGCCAACGCACTCGTCCTTAACATTTCTATTAATTTTTGATTCATATTGTAGTTTTTAATTATGTTATTTTAAATAATTCAAATTTATTCTTAGGGGTGAATTTGGATAATGATTTCTCAATACCTTTAACTAATGAATTACACATAGTCTTAGTTGAGAAGTTTTTTACCATATATTTTCTTCCTACGAGTCCTCGTCTCTTTCTTTCATCTCTACCTAAATTGTACATTTCTCTTATAGAAGAAACAACATCATAGTGATTAATACGGTCATCAAAAATATAAGGGGTATTAACTGACCCATTTAGTGTTGTTGATGCTGGCCATACAGGACTTACCCACTCACCATGAGTAACTTTACCTTCCCACTTCTTAGGGTCATGGAGTGTACCTATCTCTATGTAGTCATCGGCCGTTATTAACTTACCATCCAATTCAAATCCACACTGGTCCTGTAATCCACCAGTGACATTTACTATTATTGGAGTACCACACATTACAGATTCGGCAGTGGTCAAACCAAAACCTTCATTGTTTGCAATGTTAATAGTACAATCAACTGTATTATAAATTCTATTTAACTTGTCCTGATCAAACTTGTCGTTAGTAAATTTTACATCATACTTAGGACACAACTCATTAACGACCGCAACTAAGTCAGTTCCGTTTTTATCTATAGACCTCGTATGCATTAGGAGTAAACATTTACTTGATTCTTCTTCAGTAAGTGTGTCACAAAATGTTTTGTATGTGTATATTACATCGGACGGTTGTTTACGTTTAATATTTCTATTATTAAAGAACAATATAAAATCATAGTCTTTGTCGCCGTGTATAAATTTCCTCATTTCATCATCAACCTCTACAGGTTTAAAAGTTTCAGGATTTATACCGTGAGGTACATAACTGACTTGCCACTTCTTCAATGGTTTATGAGTGACCTCCCTATTTGACATACCAACCCTATTAACTATACCATAGGTTTGTTTTGAAATACAACCTAACCAATCACAAGATTCGTAGTAATCCCTATTATAATAAGGATCTGGTAAGTCATCCCATATATGGTAAAAGAAAATGGGGATCTGTTGTCTTATTTCGTGCTCACTGTCGTATAACCATTGCCAATAGTGTGGATCAGTAAAATGTAAAATTGCGTCAGGTTTCTCAATTGAAATTAATTCCCGTAACCTCTCAATATTACCATAACCGTTTGAGGGATATATTTTTACACTTGCGTCTTTTACTCCTGTTTTATTTCGTACATCGGAATTAAGATCAACAATTTTACCAAACTCAGGGTGTTTTATAGCAGCACCCAACTGAACCCAATCAAATTTATCCACACTACCTATGACCATTTCTTTTGACATGGTCGCCACACCTGATGTCATTCTCATGTCATCAGATAAAAGTAAAATCTTTTTCTTACTCATACTCATTTAAAATCTTGAACCACTAACGGCTAATACATTATGACTATCAATCAAACTTCTAAACTCTTCATTAGTGTTATATAAATCTAAAGAACGATTTACCAATTTTTGAAAGTTGAGTCCGTCAGTCTCTATTGTTTTGATTCTGAATTGTTTGTAAGTGTTTTCTATAACGTTAACTGTAGTTAACTTTGTCTTTGCTTTACTCATACTTGTATATATTTCTATATATATAATTTATATCAAAAAAATACCACGGTAGGTTAATACTGTGGCATTTAGTGGATTTATAACTTCACGTCTGTGAGTTACGAATTTTTCTTAGCCTCCTCAACCTTAACTATAATAGGACTGTTTGGTCCCTGTTGGATAGTTTTAGTTGTAGTCTCATTAGTTGTTTGTTGTGTCTTCTTTTTTTTACATCCACATCCCATAATATAAAGTGTTTTATAATAATTATTCGGTTTTATTAAAAAGTAACGATACTTTTATACAGTATAAATATTTCTATAGTAATAATCAATAGTTAACATAAACAAAAGTTTTGTTTTATTTCCGTTGGGGGGTTTCTTTTCTCATTTATTTTCTGTATATTTTATTATAATCAAACTCAAATAGAATGGAAGAAGTACAAAAAGATTTTAAAATGGTGAAGAGTGTATATAACTCTAATTTTGAAACCATAACTAATATTATGCATCTATATGGTATTGAGAAGTTTGATTTGGATTGTACGTACTCTAAGGGTAATTTTTGGAAAGGACTACCAGACCCAACACATAAGACAGATTTAATCCCACATTACGAACATGTAATTCAGTCTGATTCCGAGAACCTCCCATTTGAAAATGAATCAATGAGTGCGATAATGTACGACCCACCATTTATTATTGTTGGTAGTGGTAAAGGTTATAAGAAAAATGGACCTAATAGTTCCATCATTGCAAAAAGGTTCGAGGGTTACGGAACATATAATGATTTAAAAGAAAATTATTATAATACACTAAAAGAACTATACAGACTAACTAAGAAAGATGGGTTTGTGGTAATGAAATGTCAAGACACCGTTTCTGGAGGTAAACAACACTTCAGTCATGTTATGGTTATGAATATGGCATATTCTTTAGGTTTCTACCCAAGAGATATGTTTGTAAAAAACATTTAGTAGTAATCTAAATATGCCGTGGACATCCTGACCAAAAATCATTTTGTTATAATGGTATTTTTAAAACTATTATAAGACAATTAAAAAAGTACAAGAAAATTTTGAGGTTATAGATTTATATGATGATAAACTACATCGTGATAGAACCGAGTTAATTAAATCATATAAAAAATTAGTTACTTGGTCAACTCATATTTATTTTGTATCACCAGTATGGTGGTTTAGACTTACTCCTAAAACAGAAACATTTTTTGATGAAGTTCTTACACCAGGATTTGCATATAAGTTTGTACCTTGTTTGGTAAGTATGCTTATCCAAAACCATTTCTTAGTGATAAGAAAGTTAGAACTTATATTACACATGGAGCACCGATGTTACCTGTTGTTACTTTATATCTTAATTCAGTTAAGTTAAGATTAGTAATGGGAGTGTACACATTTGTATTTGGATGGAATATATCTCGTTGGTTAAAAACGAAACAATTCTGGTCTGTACCATTTGTAGATAAAAAGAAAAGAGCAAAATACTTAAGAGTAGTAAAAGAAGATATTAGAAAAGATTTAAAGTGAGGATAGAAGACTATAGATAGGATAATAGAAATGGCTTGGGAAGATAGAACTCCCTTCGAGGCCATAGAATATCAGTTCGGTATCAAAGAGAACGAGGTTCGTAAGATAATGAGAACTCATATGAAAGACTCATCATTTAAGATGTGGAGAGAAAGAGTACAGGGTAGAAAGACAAAACATACTAAGACATCAGTGAATCAAATAGATTCAAATCTAAAAATCAGAAATAGTTGGATAGTAACCTTTAATGGTAGACGTAAATAAAATAGTACAGTACAGAATGGTTGATGGGGATCTAACGTCACATAACCCTTCACCATATTATTCCCTTCAATACGTTGATATAAATAATTACAAAACATATATTGATGATATTAGGGAAGTCTCCAACCTAATTATAAAACAAATTCCTGATTGGGTAGATGCACCGACAGTGGAAACGGTTATTAAAAGGTTTGAATCGAAATCGTACACTTATTTATTTTACTATAAAGATAGGTGTATAGGGTGGAATTGGGGTAATCCTAATTTTACGTATAATTGGATTGATATTGATCAAGAACTAGGAGATGATGAAACTTATTTGGGTGGATGTTTTGTGAATTTGGATAAAGATGATAGACCTAATAATTCGGGATATTCTATGTGTTACTTGTTCTTTAAAGAAGAGAGTGACAGAGGAATAAAATCCATGTATGGTGTGACCGATGATTGGAATAGACGAGCATCTATTCTGTACTATAGGTTGGGTTGGAAAACATATAATTTTATAAAATAATTAGTTATGAATAAATTAGACATACAGTATCTCGGTATATTAGAAAACGTTTTACATCACGGTACTGAGAAAAAAGATCGTACAGGTACAGGAACATTATCTTTATTCGGTAGACAAATACGTCATAATATGAGCGACGGGTTTCCACTACTAACCACTAAGAAAATGGCGATAAAATCTGTCATGACGGAATTAAAGTGGTTTTTAAAGGGAGATACTAATATCAAATATTTGGTAGATAACGGTTGTAAGATTTGGAATGGTGACGCATACAAGAATTACCTAAACATTTATAATTATAACTTTAAAGATGATGATACTATTGAACCTCTCACCATGGAGGAGTTTATGGAGGACTTTGGGGAAGATAAAGAATTCAGAGACCAATGGGGTGAGTTAGGACCAATCTATGGAAAACAATGGAGAAATTGGTTTGGATATGACAGTGAAGTTAACCCATATTATGTAGATCAAATTTCAAATTTAATCAAAGAGTTAAAGACAAATCCAGATTCGCGTAGACTTATGGTGAGTGCTTGGAATGTTGGAGAATTAGATAAAATGGTGCTACCACCTTGTCATTATGGATTCCAAGTATATACTCGAGAGTTAGGTTTGGACGAGAGAATAGATTATATGAATAAAGGTAAGATATCTAAATCTTCGGATTACTTTCATGAACATTTAGATTCAATGGGGATACCTAAACGATCACTCTCACTAATGTGGAGTCAGAGAAGTGTGGATACATTTTTAGGATTACCATTCAATATTGCATCTTATGGTATGTTATTATTATTATTGGCTGACGAAGTTGGTATGATACCTGGTGAGTTAATAGGAAATTTAGGTGATGTACATCTATATAAGAACCATATACTTCAAGCGGAAGAACAACTAAAAAGAGAACCACACAAATTTTTACCAAAACTAAAATTAAAAAGTTCAGATATACTGAACGGTGAATTTGATTATGAAATACTACACTATCATTCTCACCCCACAATTAAAGCACCCCTTAGTAACTAATGCAATTAATAACAACACACCCAATAAAGAAATCTGATTTAGGATTTCACGCAAACCTATTTGGAGGTAAACTATTAGCATGGTTAGATGCCGCAGGTGCTGCCTACGCCATGGAAATATGTGACACACCAAGAATGGTTACTGTTATGATTGATAAATGTCTATTTAAGAAACCCGCTAAAGAGGGACAACTGATCAAAATTTATGGAGATGTTGTTCACGTTGGTAACACTTCAATCACATTTTACTTAGAGGCGAGAGCACATAACGTATATTCAGGTAGTCAAACAGTTATACTACAAACTAATATTAGGTTTGTTAGAGTCGACGAAAATGGGGATTCAGTACCTATCTCAGAAAAAGTAAGAAACAAGTATGGACCAAAAGAATAATTATAATTTTCGTTTAGACATATTAAGAAGAAAGATTGATGTTTTTGATGATGTATTGTATGATTCTATCAAAAAAAGATTTAAGGATACTAACCTAATAGGTAAGTTAAAAAGAGAATACCATGTTACGGATATGTGTGAGAAACGTAAAGAAGAAATTTATGGAAGACTTGAAACTAAATGTAATGATGATGGTCTGCCACCACAATTACTTAAAGATATATACAACCTAATATTTGAGTACTCAATAAAAGATCAGAAAAGAATAATCGGTGAGAAGTAATGTTATTGATTTACATGGGCTAAACCGAACGGAAGCGTTCATTCTTGTTGAAGATGAGTTATTAATCAGATCTAATAGTGGAACGTTCAGTCTAACAATAATCACCGGTAATAGTAAACCCATGAGAGATGGGGTTATCCGTATATGTGAAACACACGGTTTTAGTTACGTAGTACCATCACACAATATGGGTGAAATAATAGTTAACTATTTTTCGTTATAGAACCCCTCTTTTTATAAGTTCTTTCTTAATTATATTCTTTTTTTTGTTATATGAGGGAGATTCGTACAGTTTTTTTAATTCTTCAGTGGAAGTATTGTCAGTAGTATAGTGCTTATAATACCATTTACTGTTCATTATTTTACCTTTAGAATCTCTCATGTATTCTTTAGAGGAAGGTTTAATTTTATTTGATGCCATAATTTTATAAATATTATTATAAATACCTATATAAATTACTAAAATAACACTACACAATTATTTTTTTTTCACCTAAATTATTGGTGTGGAGAAGGTATTCAATTACAAACAAAACAAGAAAACAGATAAAGGTAAATGTCAGGAGAAATGTTCTATTGACATATATCATTATGATGATACTTTAATACTTGAACTTTCATATCTATTCACATATATGAGGTTCGACGAGAGTAATCAGAATGAGTTCGAATTAAAGAGACGTGTCGAAACAGAACACAGGTTATCAATAGACCTAAATAGTTCTGACTTTCGTGTCTTCACTCAAACCACAAACAAAGGGTTCTTAGGTGGTAACAAATCATCAAATGGTAGAGATCATAGAAATAAGTTCTCACAATTAGAAGACATTACTAGTGTGGGGTTCTTCGGAGGATCTAAGAAAGGTTCTAATTGGGGTGTTAGGTACAGAAAAAAAACAGAGGAAGCGTGGAATTTAATAAGGGAAATAATTCAACCAAGAATAAAAGACGAATATCTATCAAAAAAAGGATACCACAAAGTCGAGATAGATCCTTTGTACGATCTAATTGTTGATTTTCATTTAGATAAAAAAAATATCAAAGGTCACGATCTAATATACATCGACATCCAAGAGGATTATCCAAAACAAAAATACCTAAAAAACAATGATCGTAAATTTGTACCCGCTGTTTTAGAACAGTATGGAATAAAAAATAGACAATTTATAGGTTCAATAAATAACAATGATGAGGGGATGCCGATAATAATTAAATCACTTAATTATTTTAGTAAGTTATTCGGTGATAACTATATCGATTACATGAATAAAATTGATTGGCATTTACATTGTTATAAGTCACCACCCAATAGAAAAGTTCACCCACTAAAAAATGAGACCGAAAAGAGAAACATGGTTAAGTTAATTAAAAGGTGGGAAGAAGAAGGTTTAAGATTAAACACAGATTTAACATCAGACGGGACATTAATAATGTCCTTGTATCGTTTATTTGAATTAAGAAACAAGATCGAAAAAAGGGGAATTGAATTAAAGTTTACCGCAACAACAGATTCAGAATTGGATACACTATTTGAGGAATGGGAATCCTTAAGAAAATACCTACAGAAAGGATATAGGGTTAGATATCTTTTCCCCGAAGATTTCGTTAAATATGTTGAACAACCTATCAAGGTTGGTGATGTGGTATACCAACCCAAAGTCTTATCTAAAGAAGAGGAGTTTAAAGTTGAGGGACACATAATGAAAAATTGTATGGGTAATCAGTTCGCACATGGGATTGCATCAATATTTATCTCTTTAAGGAAGGGAAAAAGATGGGTGGATGTTCAATATAGAAAAGGTAAGAAAACCATGTGTTATGGTAAGGCAAACTCACCGACACCTTCCGATTTTAAAAGTGCAATAGACACACTCAACAAACGTATGGGTAACTTTGACAAAGTAAAGTGGGTTAAAGAAAAGTATGATTTGATATAAATTTTTATTTTTCGTATATTTTATAGTATGGTAGACGTAACAGAAATAGCAATAGAAAAAATAGTTGGTTTAATGATGGAAGGTGGTATAACACCTGACACTCACAACCTTAGGGTTGGTGTAAGTGGTGGCGGTTGTAGTGGTTTGCAATATGAAATGGATTTTGACGATAAGATAAATGAGGGAGATAGTGTATTTGAAGTGGATGCAATCAAGGTGGTCATTAATAAACCTTCATTACTTTATTTAGCGGGTACAGTGTTAGATTTCCAAGGGGGATTAAACGGTAAAGGGTTTGAATGGATCAACCCAAATGCATCGAGAACCTGTGGATGTGGGGAAAGTTTTAGTTTATAAGGTTTAAACCAATAAATAAAGTATTTATATATAAAAACAATCTAATGGAAGAATTAAGCAAAAAAGATATTTTAACTCTGATTGGTGAGAATCTAACCACCATAAGACGACCTGGGTATAAAGGTTTCGATGAATCTAAGGAGTTAGATGAAATGCCATTAAGACCAGACCAACTACCAAAGAAAGAAGTTGAGCCAGGTAAACCCACAAAAAAATCTAAAAAAATTGTTTTAACTTTAGATAATGGTGAGGAGATGACATATAGTACATCTCAATCAGTTATAAAAGTTGACGGGGAAAATAAGACTACTGTTAAGGTAACTCAAATACAGGCTGGTGATGTTATTGTTGATGACAATAAGAGTGAACAAACAGTATCGGGTGTGGATCAGAAAGAAGTGATTGCTCCTTGGACGGCAATGTTTGAAACAGATAATGAGGGTAAACCAATAGAACATGTTGGGTGGTACCGATACGATAATGGGGAGGTTACTCCGATTATATTTACTTGTGAGTGGGATGAATTAACAGAAAAACATCCTGATTTGGTTGGTAAATTAAAAGAGAAGTTTGGTAAAGTTAAACTAAAAGAGGAGAACTGTCCGGCCTACAAACCAAGAGGTAGGGATATTGATGGTGTAAAACCTATTCCTGGTGAAGATGGAGATGAGGTTAGTTTTGATAACGCAGATCAAGTACCAGACGCCTCAGGAAGTAGAACAACATATACTAGAGAGAAGATAAATAGAACATTTAATTCTGTCTTAAAAGATGAGTTGGTTGATGATGAAGATTTTGTAAACACACTAAAGAGAATAAGTTTACCTGAAATAGTTATACTTAATCCAAAACACAGAAATAAATACAGTGAAGTAAATGATAAGGAGATTACATTCCAATCACACAATATAAATTTATATAAAACGCAGGAAGAGTTCCAAAATACCACAAGGAAAACGGTTATGAAAGGTAGAACACCTGAGTATTTTGAAAGTGACGAGTACAACCCAAAAGAATCACGTCATTTAAGAAGACAATACAATTCAGGATATTCTAATTGGTCTAAAACACGTTTTACTCAACAAGGTGCTGGATACGGTGAAACACCTATATTCAAATTAGATAGAGGTGATTTTCCAAATGAAGAAGATTTTTCAGTAATGGTATCATCTGATTTAGAAATAAAAGGTATTGCTCAGGGTGAAGGTGAGATGACATCTGGATATAGATGGGAATTAGTCTATACCGTTGAATACGCAAAGAAATTACCTACTGATAGAGTAGCAAGAAAAATATTCAAGGATGAGGATGTATCAATAAATCTTTTTGTTGATGTTGATTTAAGTGAAGAAAAGGATTTTGATGGTAAAGTAGATAAAGAACAAGACGGTAAAATTGTTGGTGGGGACACAGGAGATAATCACCCATTAACAGATGTTAACATTGTCCAAGGACTAAGAGAAATTTTAGATAACTTCAAGAAAGAAATGGGTGGTAAGAAACAATTCCATTTGGCGGCCAAAAGGTCTCAAATGACAAGACAGGATGTGGATACCGCAGATATGAGGTTAAATGAAGAAGAGATAAAAGACATCATAAAGAAAACAATAAACAAGAAGTAATATTGGTTTTGGTTCTATTCAAAACTATTAAGGGGTTCAATGTAAATTGGGTCCCTTTTTTCATTTAGTTGATATATTGTAAAAATATCCTTATATTAATAATAAAATTAAAAGTATGGTAAGTTTATTAAGAAAAGAATGGTTAATAGATCCAAAACTTAAAAAGTGGAATTCTGTTGACTGTACTGAGGTCGGTAAGTGTAACTGCGACACCGATAAAAATCATGTAGAACTTTGGGAACAAGATTCCTGTGTAAGAGGTAGAATAGATACAATAATTTGTACCCTGTGTGATACCATTAAATCATTTAGAATAGTACGATGATAGGTGGTATGGTGGACATGGCTTGGAACTGTGGTTGTGGTGCTCTTAATTCGGGCACAAGAGAAACATGTGGTTCATGTGGGAAACCTAAACCCACACCTAAAATTATCTATTAAAATTTTAAACAGATATTTATTGTTATGAAGATTGATTTTAAAAAGATACTTGAGGCGTATAAAATAAAAATTAGCCCAACTATAGAACAAAAAGATCTGGCACTAAAAAGATTAGAAATTTGTAAAGGATGTGAATTTCTTAAGGGTAGTGTTGAGGATAATTTTTGTAGTTGTGGTGCTTGTGGTTGTTTTATACATGGTAAGATATTTACTAATAAAGGGGATGAGTGTCCAAAAGGTAAATGGAGTGAAATAGATCGAGGACACTTTAAAACAAAAGTTAAAAACACATTAATATGAGAGCAGTTTTGGTAGGTAATGATTACCTTAAAGATAATAACGGTAATTTTAGACACTTAGAAAGTAACACTTCTGTCTTACCTTCATTTGCAAGAGCCGAAGACTATTTTAACAAGTCCGTATTTGATCAGTTTCTTTTAGATAATAACATAACAAGTATTGTCATTATAGATCCTTTAGGTTCTAACTTCTTACAAGATGGGTTAGACAAACAACATGACGGTAATTCTTCTTATCAAAAGATTAGTCATATGTTATCTAATATTTATGGTGAAACTCATAGTGTTAGTTTTATCTCTCAAAATCAAGATGGGTCTTTACCATTGATCGAGGATGCAAATGATAAATTAATCTTAAGAATTGCATATGACGACAATGCTTTAGTTGATGAATCATACTGTAAAGATAATTTTGGGTTTCTAAAATTGATATCTGACAGTAATCCTAACTCATTACCTAACGTATTTTTTAATGACGGGAATGAAATTAGTGTAGATACTATAGGTACGACGATAACAAACAATGGTAACCATCCTAACTTTATTATTAAGGAAAGGTATCCTACGATCAACTATGGAAATTATCCTAAAGTATATAGAATTAATAGTGTTGAGGAATTAAACACACTTAAAAACGGATTAAATAGTAATGAATTACTTCAGGAATATATTTGTAACACTAACGATTTAATTGATGGTAAATTAAAAACGTACAGACATATTACAATACTATACGGAAGTGACCTGTCAGTTTTAAATCCGTTCGACGTATTCTGTCATTCTAATAGGTTACCAATAACAGATGCTGTGGATTACGATGATGCAACAAATGAACTATCTCCATGGGAGAGACCTAAGTACTTACAAAAAACAGGGTCAACGGCAGCTACGAAACTTTATACTGGATCTGAAAACGATAATGTTAAAAAAAGTGATGGTTCATTAGTTAAACTAAAAGATCTTAAAGTAGGTGATAACCTCTCAAGTGTGATATTATCGGGATTAGGACCTGATGACGAATCCCATGTTAATTTTTCTTCGAATATAGATGATTTAAATAGTAGCAATATAATATATTCACCCGTATTTGATGGTCCATTTGGGGGCATGTCTTATACCAAAGAAGAAGGTTATGATCCAACATATAATAACCCAACTACATCTAACGAATGGGGTGGTTTTGCAAATACCAATAGTGAATTGTCAAATGTTACCTTTCAAGAGGGTGGTAAATTAACATTTAATGCATCTTGTGAAGGGTCAATTGATGTTAAATTCATATTTGAGAATAACCCATATAATCATAACGGAAATGGTGATGATGATACGTTACCTAGATATAATACTGATTTAATTACAGTTAGTGGTGAGGGTGGTAAATATTCTATTGAGATCCCATCTCAAGGTTCAAACACTTTTAGTTCTTTTGTATTAAAAGTTATTACTCAGGATTCAAATATTAAAATTACCAATTTTAAAATTATTACCTACGTAAGTGGACTCACCGATACTTCAGTTAGTACTGATAGTATTATTTCCGAAGGGTCGGGATTTTTTGAACACATTATAACCTTAAGTGGGGGTAAAACATATAACTTTTTAGGTAGAAGTCAAATCCTTTCATCAGGACCAAATGAGGACTTGTATCGATTCATGATTGCGGATAATTTATTGGTTGGGTGTAAAGTAATAACAAGAGAATTAAGTGGGGGGAACCTTATTCCCGAAACGATAGTTTCTATGGGTTATAGGTACGTCCATGAAGTTGCATATAGTATAGATGTCGAAGAGGTAGATTACTATTTCAGAACAGATAGTTCTGAAACCCCTACACAAAGTGTTATTCATCACAATAAAGAAGTGATTGGGTGTGGGTGTTACTATAAACAACTAGAATGGGTCAATTGTAATTGTACTAATCCATGTGTTTATGCCATGGGTGAGTGTGATGACTCCCGTGGATTCATAGATTGTTGCGGTTCGGCGCCCCGTTGTGAGGGAGGTACATTTAACGCCGGATCTTGCGGTGATGGTGCAGGTAAAGAATAAATTAAAAACTAAGTTATTATGTCAGAAGTAAATAAAAATACCCTTTATAACAATAAAAATCAAATCAGACCAATTATTGATAAATCCTCTACGGAAGATAAAACAAGTATTGAGAACCTAACTAATAGTTTTGTCCAACTAATAAAAGACAAACATCTTTAGTATTTGATTTATTAAAATATTATTCGTATATTATTTATATGAGTAATATTGAAAAAATACATGACCAATTTCCCGAACTTGAAGTTCTTCAGGCCGACGGCTTTGATGATGCAATTATTGGTTTAGAACCACTCAGTGGTAAATTAATCTACGACATTTCTAAAATGGTGGAAGTACTTTTAGAGGAAGGTCTATCACATGAAGACGCAATTGAACACTTAGACTTTAATGTACTTAACGCTTATGTGGGTGAAAATACCCCACTATATATTCACACTATAGAGGAAAGTTTATGAGTCTAAGTAAAACATATAAAAAGGCGTTGAAGGTTATTGATAGTTGTCACACTAAGGAACAAATCAAAGGAGCCACAAATTACGTAAATCTTTTTCTTAGTCACTTCACCAAAATGGGTGAGGACTCCGAACTAATAAAAATATACTATACGGAGTTAAATGGGTCGATTCAAAATAAGTTGAATGAGGGTTTCTAAGACCAAAATAAAAGATTGTTACATAATTGAGTATGATAAGTATTTCGATGAAAGAGGACACTTCTCCGTACCTTTTAATGTGGATTATTTTAACAACCAAACAGGGTTAGACTTCCAAATAGTTCAAGAAAACGAATCCTTCTCAAAAAGGAACACTATAAGGGGTCTACATTTTCAAAAACCCCCATTCGAACAATCTAAATTAGTAAGATGTATCCATGGTAAAGTCACAGATGTGATTGTGGATATTAGAAAAACATCTGACACTTATGGTGAGGTGGTTACGGTTGAGTTGGATGAACACGATGTTAAATCCGTATTTGTACCTAAAGGATGTGCACATGGATTCTCAACACAATCATCGGCGGTATTCCAATACAAAGTTGATAATCAATACAATAAGGATAGTGAGTGTGGTATAATTTATAACGATCCCGATCTTAAAATAGAATGGAACGTAGATCGTAACCCCAAAATAAGTAAAAAGGATTTATTACTTCCCTTTTTAAAAGATTTAGATATTTATTAGTAAACTATTATTATGTCAAAAGTCATTAAATTAAAACAAGAGGATCTTGAGAAGTTAGTTCAAGACGTAATTAACGAACAAGAAGAGTGGAAGGGTTCCACAGATCCTGAGATAATGCAAATGGGTCAAGAAGGTCCTGAAGAAATGGGTGACGAACCTGAGAGTGTAGAAAGTGACGAAGATGGTGTCCCACTTAGATTGGGTAAAGATGATAAAGGTAATTATTTTGTCTTTAAAGACGACGGATCGGAATCACCAACAGTATTCAAAATAAATAAGTAATATAAACCCCACACAGTGGGGTTTCTTATTTAAAATCAAACTATTTATCAATATGAAGTTATCTTCTCTTTTTGAAGAACTGAGCTCTAAAAAAGTTCAGGCAATTATAAAACGTAAACCTGATTTTTTCCAAAACAGAGTTAGGTTTGTTTTAGGTGCGGAGAACGGTGTGTTTGATTTTGAGATACATATAAGTCCTGAAGATATTGGTGACTATGTTGGTGGTGACTACAACATACGTAGTTACACAACTAAAGATAATAGAAAAGTCGACATTGGACTTTTTGAAACCATATTAGATGGTGATACTTTCGATATTTATGAAAATCACTATTACGATGGAGATTGGGAGTCAGTTTTAGATTATTATCTAAGTCCCGAAAATGAAGAGACAATTAAAGGTTTCGTCAATCAACTAATTAAGAGGGAAGGTAAGGAAATGGAGGACCATGAGGGAGAGACTTTACAGGACTTAATTGAACAGTACGACACTGAAGACCACATTAAAAATGTATTCTAAGGGAATAGTTTGAGTAGTGCGCAGGCAGACGATTATGTAAATTACCTAAAAGACCAATTAAGAGAATGTTTGATGGAATATGGGGATATAAAAAGTTTTGACCATGAAGGGGTTACACTTAAAGTAGAATTCTCAACAATGATGGATATGTTAGGTCAAGATGTCGATGATGTAGACGTGATAGATAAAATGGACGAGGATTGTGGGTACGACCCTAAATGTTATTTCGAGGAAATGTTTTATAAAAACACTTACGACTCACCTAAGTTTAGTCCTGATGATAGATATTCAAGGAGATGCTAGTAACGAGGACGTTAACGACATGATTAACGAAAGATTGGGAGAGGTCGAGTACGATTATAGATTGAGAGGGATGAGAGTTAATAGAAACAATTTACGAACTTATTCTTGAGGCGAGACCAAAAGAAATATACAAAAAATACTATTCAGATATAGAATGGAATGTGTTTCTTAACATAATAAGTTTAGATCCCAAAACAAAACTTAAAGAAATACCAAAAGACTACGAGATAGTAAAGATTGGTAAGTACGCTAAGTTACTTATTAAAATGTTTAAATCGAATAAACTAAAACCAGAGGATTACCCAAAGGCAAAAGAGTACCTTACGTTAGTCTACAAACACCAAGTACCTGTTGATGTGAACAAAGTAAAAGAATTCGGTGACCTATATACCCTCGTGGAGAAATACTATGTTAAGGATGGGGATCGTAATTATTTTGATGTGGTTAATACTTTAACTGATTCTGATCATAAACTATTAATGAGTGGTGAGAAATGGATCATATACACACCAACAACTGAAAAGGGTGCCGCTTACTTAGGTCACGGAACACAATGGTGTACTGCTTGGGGACCATATTCGACGAATGACCAATATAAAGGTCGTAGTAACCACTTCTCACAACATAATAACAAAGGAAGTCTATATGTTATTGTGAAAAGGGACGAACCAACACAGAAATTTCAATTCCATTTTGAAACTAAACAATTTATGAATCCCGCGGATAGAGGAATTTCCACTTCAGATTTCTTTAACAAACATAGGGAAGTTACAAAATACTTCTTCCCATCATTGTTTGATGATACACCAGTCGACAGTACTGAATTAGATAGAATGGATTTCTTAGGTTATGTGGATGTGGCCACATTAACTGAAAAAGAGATTGGGGACACCGACAATAAGTTGGTAGAAATACTAATTAATAACAATGGTGACGAACTTATTGAAAAACTAAATGAGGGGTCATTTATTAACGACGGTAATGTATTAGATGTGTCGTCGGATCAACGAGACAATAATAGAATAATATTTACACTTAGTGAGATAGGTGATGACGTTGAAACGACAAAATATGCGTTAGATGGGTATAAGTCCGCTTCAGGTCATTATTCAGATCACGGGGAATACCTTAGGAGTGACATAACAGATACTGACGAAGATCAGCAAAAAGAAATATTAACACCAATACTCGAAGCATTCTACGATAAAAATTATATCCCTTATGCAAACAGTCGTGATGAATTTATTAAGAAAATAAGTTTTACGTATTTTGATGAACTTATCAATGATCTTGCAGATGAATACTCACAATTAAATGAGGAGGGTGTTAGGTCTGCAAATGAAGTTAAAGAGAATGAGATAACGAAATATATAGACATTGATGAAGATCGTAATAGTCATGACATATACATACCGGTAATGAGGTTAGCTCTGTTTATATCCAAAGAAAATATTACACAAATAACCGATTGTGAGAGTTTATTTGATGCATATGTTGATAGTAAAGATCTTAACTATGAGTACGAGAACCCAATGTGGGAAATTCCATTAGAACAAGTATCACTTAAAGATATGGAAACCCATATCGAGGGTTACTCATCTAAATTAGAAGAAGAATTTGAATCACATCCCGAATGTGAAAAATCAAGAAACGAGTTACAAGAAATACTAAATAAGTATTTTAAAAAATATGGTGGTTATAATACAATATACCGTTTTAATAACGAACATGTACAGGTAACAATACAAGATAAATTCGATTGTGAAAAGAATGGTGTACCTGTAGAGGTTATAATCGAAGAGAAAGGTGAACAAAAAAGAGAACGATACACAGGTACTATCTCAATTGAGAAAGTGAAAGAATACATTTCCATGGAACCCCTTATGGAAGAATAATTAGTATATTCTAAAAATATTCTTAGAATTTAGTTGTATATAATAAAATAATTATTATCTTTGTCAGTATAAAGGTAAAAATTATATATCATGACAATTAAAGAAATTCAATTCGAACCCCACCAAGTAGGTGGATTCAAATCCAAAACTAACATTAAAGATAATATAGATATCTCCATTGTATGTGGTCAGTTTTTCTACTGTTCACCGAGAGCTAACCTATCACATCCACTTGAATACGATTCTTATGAGATTGCCATTTTTAGAGATGGTGAGTTCACAAGGGAATTCTATGACGAGTTTCATGATGATGATGTAGTCGGATATATAAGTGAAGATGAAATTACAAGTTTAATTAATAAAATAAAAAAATCATGATACCAAAATTCGAAGATTTAAATCCAAAACTACAAGGGTTCGTAATAGGTGTGGGAGTTACACTACTTACGGTTTTTACTACGGGAATATACTTAACACATTTTTAAAATGACATTATTTAATAATCTTAGATACAAAATATTCTGTGATATGGATGGTGTTCTTGTCGATTTCGAGAAGGGTTACTTAGAACTCACAGGTTTAGATATATCAGGTCAGTGGCACACCACACCTGAATTTTGGAACCCCATAAATGAAAAAGGTCAAGAGTTTTGGGACAATTTAGAATGGATGAAGGACGGTAAAAAATTATGGTCCTATATTGAAGAATACTATCCCGTACTATTGTCCTCCCCATCTCGTAACGGATACGGATCTAGAAAAGGTAAAAACTCTTGGGTTAATAGAGAGTTACCGGGAGTACCACTTCTATTGGAGTACTCAAACAATAAAAAGAAGTATGCGGGTGAAGACTGTATATTAATTGATGATAGGGATTCTAATATAGAACAGTGGATATCTAATGGTGGTATAGGTATTTTACATAAAGATTTTGATACTACCGTAATTGAATTAGAAAAATTAGGATTATGATTAATAACACAAATAGTTTTCAAACAAATTTAAATGGATCGTCAGTCGATAAACCATCACAATGGATAAAAATACATTGGTTTGTATTGGCCATAGGTGTAACATATTTCTCACCAGAATTTGGTTTAATCCCTTTGGTAATATGGTTATACCATGTAGTTGACCTATACTTTTGGTCATGGACATATACCTCAGATTCCGTTATTGAGAGAAGGGGTATATTAAACGTGAATACAGAAGAGATACAATACTTTAGAATAAAAGACGTTCAATTGTATGAACCATTTCTATATAGGTTAGTCGGGTTGTCTAAAATCATTTTAATCACCTCAGACGAAACAAAACCAATTATAGTACTCAATGGTATCGAAGATGGAAAAGGTAAGCGAGAGATGTTTAAAACGTTCGCCCTGAAGTCGAGAAGGTCTGAAGGTATACGTGAATTTGACATTAGATAA